ACATCTCCGGTTGCGTGACCAAGAACACTTCCTCGAATTGTCAGGCGACCAGGGCGGTCGGTCCAGTCTGGATTTTTTACAGGATCATAATGTAAATAAAGGGACTTGCTGGCAAATTTGCCACTGAACGGTAAGTTAATTTCCACGCCATGATAATGCGCCTCAGAGAACATTCGCTGCAGGTTAGCGGTATTATCTGTGCCGTCTATCAGGCGTTGTGTTACCGGGTCAAAGACTGCATCAGGTTTGCAACCAAAATCCCACGGGGAGATTGTTTCCGACAGCATTTCTGCTACTTTGCGCCGCATAGTGCCAGTATATGGCTTTTTGCCTGCGACTAAATCGGCGCCTTCGTCTGAACCCAGGTTTTGGCGAAGCGTGTCACCATCCATCAGAACAAAGTGAGTAACGTCGTTCGCAAAGCTGGTCGCATCGGTTCCGGTGGTCGTAAAGCCGACGTCAGTAGCAGCATTCAGGCGGTAATACTGGTTGTCGTAACGAATGTACTGGTTACGGGCGCTGAACTGAAAAGGACCATCCTCATAGTCGCCAAGAAAAACGTAGCCGGAGGACAGAAGGAATTGCTCAAACCGATTAGCTCTGTCCAGCTGCGCGGCATCGAACTGATTATTTCTTCCGGTGTTCGTCAGGCGCTTTACACCAAGACGGTCAGTATAGAATTCACCGGTGCCAGTAACTTCTTCGTCAAGCTTCGCGCCTGCAAATACCGCATTACGGATATCGGTACTTGGTACCGGAACCTGCGTCGGCGTTGGGAGTGGAACTTCTGCCATTGTGCATGTCGCCCTTGATAGGCGCACTAAATCCTCAGAAACGAATCTGATGGTGTGCGCGAAAGTTGATTATGGGTAAATTGAGTCTGAATATTCGATCAGTGATAACGTCTGTGTGTCATCACCGTTGGGTTTGGCGCTGTCGACGCGCCAGATAGTAGAATTAAGTTCCGAGTCGGTAGCGATGAAATACCGGCTGGGGTTTTGCACCGTATTGCGGTCATAAATGGCCAGATCGAAGGTATCGGCTGCAGCCTGAAATGCTTTGGGCTTGCCGCTTACCGGATAGGCCCGCCAGCGCCCGCGGTAATTGCCGAGGCTGTCGGTCATCACCACCCACATATCGCCGAGAGAAAAGTCGATACGCTCTGACGTCGAGAACACATCCCCGGAGCGTCCGGTGATGTATCCAGTCTGCTGCGCGTTGTCGTACATGTCCGGACACTGAACCACCGTACCTCTCACCACCTGCGTCGACTCCAGCACTTTCACTGTCATGGTCAGGCGTGAGTAAAGGATTTTCCTCGCCTCAAGCCAGGCCCGATCGGTTGCCTGAGTGGCGTTGCGGCAGCCGTCCAGGCTGATCTGCATCGCGTTAACGGTAGCGTCCTCAACCTCGGTGATGCCGCTGCTGTCGATCTGCAGGTAGATGTAAGCCTTCTTGTTCGTCAGCGGGTCGACGTAATCCAGCGCCACGCCGTCGTAACCACCTGGGAGAGACATTTGCCATGCCACTTTGTACTCGTCCCAGAACATGTTTGAGCGCGCAAAAACCGCATCGGGATTTGTCACCTTCTCATCACGCCAGAACGTCAGCACATCGCCGATATTATTGCCATCAACGCGGGCTACATTGGCGATCGTCGCTATGCGCTCACCAAGCGGCTGTTTCTCATCCGAGAAGGTGTAATCGAAATACCCAAGCGCCTCATCAGGCAGCGAATCGGCAATGGCATACAGCGCCGCGACGTCAATACTGGCTACGTCCTGCTTACCGACAACCACCCATTCGTGAAGGATGGCATCAGCAAACGAGCGGCTTGGGCGGAGCGTGTAGTCGACCGCGCCGGTTGTCTGGTCGTAGCTGATGGTATGCCGCTGCGCCAGCATGTTGTACTTCTGCTCGCGGTTGCTGTTGCTATCGTTCGACCCCTTAATAGTGATACGGGCAATCGTGTCTTCCGGATACACGACGTTTTCGCGTACGTTCACTGCGTGGATCGCCATCAGCGTCACGACGTTGGCGTCATTGCTGTTGTCGAGGCGCTCGATGGTCACCGCATAGCGCCCCGCCCCGGCTGCCGGGACAAACTTGTGCGTTGTGCGGAAATACCGGGTCGTCACCTGGAAATCGTTATCGAAGAAATAATCGTGCTGCTCTGACGTACCGGGCACCTGATTGTTGTCGTCATCGACCTGCCAGAACTTGATCCGGTATTGCGTTGTGCCGGCCGTCGCGCCGAGCTGGACCAGCACATGCACCCACACTTGAGTCGAGACAATTGGCGACACTGACGGTCCGATAACCAGAGGGGTCTGGTCATTCAGCGTGAAAAGCGTCGCGTTGATAACCGCATTGCCCGGCAGAGACGTAATTTCTCCCGACAGTTCGCCAATATAGAACGTCGTGTAAGAAAGCGTATCGTCGCCGATAAAGCTCTCCGAGGAGATGATATTCCCGGCGCCAGTGACGTTCCGTGTGACGCTTGTGCCGCCATCGTTCCAGGTGGCATTGATGACGAATGACACGGGATGAGGTACCGCCAGCGCAGCAAAATAGCTGAAGTTGTCATCGTTCGACAGCACAACAGCCTTTAGCTGATTACTCTCGATCGCCACTGATGTCGGCGCCGTCGTGGTAGCGGTTTGGGCCGGGAAGTCCTGGCTTTCGTTCAGGCCGGGGACTGTCTCGTTATCGACGTCATCGAACTGGTACCCCACCTCAATCGTGCCGATCACGTCACCCGGGTTATAAATCGCAGAACTTGCTCCCGCCAGGCTGCCGAGGTTCGATTCCGAGTAGCGGATCGATGAGATGGTGTACCGGCCGTAACCGACTTCAAACCACTCCGTGAGTTGCTTGTTATTGTCGACGAACTCAAACAGCGCTTCCTGAATCAAATCGGGAAACACGCGGCACTGGCCATAAATGTTTGGGCGCCCCTTGTAGAGCCGCGCGCGGTTCGTCTGGCCGGTCAGGTCGTTATTGGGGGATTCGCCTGTCGCCACCGATACCGACGCACTGGGCTTATTTGACAGGCCGAACACCTTCAGCGCGCCGGAGAGGATTTTCGTGACCGGACGTAATATCGTGGTGATGAGTTTGCCAACCCCGCCTTCTGGCTGGTCGAACACAGCCACAACGTCGCCAGATCGCAGTGGCCGGCTGATATCGTAGTCGTCAGGAAGCGCACGGCCATTCAGTTTCACGACAACATCGCGGTGCAGCTGCAGGGAATCCAGCAGGCTCACCAGCGTGGTGTCGGCATCTACCGTTCCACGCTGCAGCGGCGCGCCAGGCAGCCTCTGTAACTCATATCGAACCATGAATCATGTACTCCACGCGGCTGTAAACCTTAAGAAGCGCCAGCGGACTGTCGCAGCGTACGAAGCCGAATTCCCCGCGGGCATGCAGGCACTTAACCGGGCTGATCATCACACCGATATGCGCCGGCACTTCGCCGCGGTAAAAAACGGCGATGCATCCGGTGGCCGCCACCGGCACGCACCGCCAGTGCGCGTGTTCCTGTTCATAGCAGGTGATGAAATCCGCGCCCGATTCGTAGCCGGCGATGTGATGCAGCTCCAGGCCGAGCACATTCCGGTAATAGAGAACCACCAGGCCCCAACAGTCCATCTGCTCAAAACTGCAGGCGCGGTTAGCCCAGGGCTTGCCGTTAACAAGCCCGATAAAGTCGCTCTGTGTCATAAGTCGCTCTGTGTCATACGGTGATTAGCCCGGGATAGTCTTTCGTTGTGTAAATGATGGAGTTGGCCAGCGTCAGCGGGTTAGTCTTTCCGGCGGTCACGGTGACGTTGCTGGCATCGGCTGAAATGTCGTTCACGTAAAGCGTCCAGTCTTTCAGGGATGATGCATCGCCGATCGCGTTCCACTGCTGATACAGGCACTTTATCGGCGTCATGCGCGCCGCCCCGCGCCAGCTTTTCAGTGTCTGACGGACATGCTCCGTCGCGGCGACAAAAGTGATCGTCATGGATATGACCGCCGTTCCATCCTGCGCCGGCTCGGTCACGCTGAACCGCGCAGGCTCGAACGAGTTTCCGCCAAACGTCGCCGGGCGAAACAGGTTATTGACCACCCGGTAATAACCAAACGCAGGGTGATAAAACTCCACCGTCTGTTTGATGTCGCTGGCCGGCCGGCGCTCCTTCCACTCTCTCAATGTCGGCATCAGTCAGCCCTCGGCATAACTTCGGTGATCAGGTAATCCAGCCAGTATCCGTAGCCTGGCTGGGCCTCTACGATCCAGTCGTCATAGTCCTCGGTAATGTCCTCGATACCGTTGCTGATGACCGTTGCGCTCCAGGTGACAATGTTGCCGTTTTTGCTGGTCTGCACCGGCATATCGACGAAATGCAGCGTCTGCTGCTGAACGCCCTGCGTATCACCAAGGTCGATCGGCATCTGGAACCAGTTACGCCCGCGGTCGCAGTATGTCGGCGAGCGCAGCCATGACTTAAACCGCTCGGCCTGGGCAAGAGTGAAAATCCACTGCAGCGTCCAGGTTGCTTTCAAGTCAGTAGTAATCGGCGTGATTATCAATGGGCCGACTGCCGTCTGCGTCGTCTGCCAGGCTGTATCCTGCGTCATGTTCTGATCGGCGCGCTGGGGAAGCGGCAGGAACGGAGGGTATTGAACTGTTGCCACGTTTCCTCCGGGCATAAAAAACCCGCCGTAGCGGGTTTGGCTTATTCTACAATCGCTGGTTCTCTTGGTATGTCTTCAACGATAATTTCGAACTTAGTAATGTCGCCTGGTTGAAGCGTGACAATAAAATCCGTGTTGGCAGGGATGATCCCTTCCAGCGCCGACCCATTAGTCATTTCAATGCGAAACTTTACTGGCCGATTATTACAGAAGACAGTTGGAGTTCCATATTCTAAATCTCTAGTAATACTCTCACCTGGGCCCGCACTCTTGACATCTGAATCCATCAAAATGCTCCTTTTGCTTTACGTGATAACCCAAGAGTAGATTGTAGCGTGCTGATATATGGTCCATTGCGTTCCGCATCAGAAATCAGGAACTCCAGAACATAATTGCCGTCATTCTGAGTGGCCCCCATGTATTGCGGCTCTGCATTGGACGCTTGATTGTTGATGACTACCTGAACATTCAACCCGCCGCCGCCCTGCATATCCTTATTGCTGATGACCTTCCCGTTATCGCCAGGGATCATGTACTGCTTGCCGGTACTGGCCTGGTAAATCTCTGGCTTGCCTTTCTCGCCGACCTGATACAGGCCGCCGGCTGATACCGGGCCGCCGTTGTAGCGAGCGCCGGCAAGCGCAAGCCCGTTAGCCAGTCCCACCGTCGAACTGATACCAGCTGCAGCCGGGCCAGCGTTAGCACCGAATGAGGCGAGCGATGCCATCGCGGCCGCCGGAGCCCAGGCGGAAGCGGTAGTTGCCGCCAGTCCGACTGAGGTCGCCACCGATGCAGCGCCGAGCGTCTGACCGAGAATGTAGTTTTTCAGCGCTTCGACGCCAACCTGGACAATGCTGTTGATCACGCTGTTCAGGATGGTATTGCCGAGTGACTGCATCGCCTCCTGTGCTGACATTGTGCCGGTTAGCAGGCCGGTGATTGCATTGGAAGCATTGCCGCTGAACGCATCAACCGCGCTCGTCAGCATGTTGTAGCCTAGGCTCTGCTGGCTGAGGATTTCCCATTGAGCTGCGGTCCTCTGCTGCTCGTACTGCGTGTCGGCTGCGTTTTTGAGGGCCAGCGCGTTCTGATGGGCCAAAACGCCCTGCTGCTCAAACTGCTGAATCAGCGCCAGCTCCTGCGCGTGCTGGTTGGCCAACTGCTGCACCGGGTCAACTTCGGCAAGTGCCTGCTGGGTTGGGTTAACCACCTGCTGCGAGCGTATTTTGGCCAGATTAGCCTGGTGCTGAGCCTCCATTTGCTCACTGGTTTGATCGTACTGTTGCTGGGTAATCCTCTTCCCATCAAGAGCAGTTTTCAGATCCTTCATATCCTGCTGATAAGAGGCGTTCTCTCTTGTTTCAGGGAGGAGCTTTTGAGCGGCGGCTTGGGCTTTGAGAGCATTGGCCGTATCCCATGCCGCCGCTGCATCACGTTCAACTTGAGCAACCTGCTGCGGTGTAGCATTCGTTAACTTCTGTTTTGCTGCCAGTATCGCCTGTTCGCGCGAGAGTTCGCTTGTAGAATCGGCAGCCAATTTTGCTTTCTGGCTGTACTCTTCGACAACTTTTGCATTTCTCTCTGCCTGACTCTCACCTTTCTTCTGCTCCGCTGTCAGCTTCTTATGCGAATCGAGATTGGTGTAAGTCGCGGCAGCATCATCCATCATTCGCTTGGTGTGCGGATCGTCTTTCGAGAATCCCGCATCCTCAGCTGCATATTGAGCCGCTAATTTTGCCCTTGCGGCACCTTGTAGTTTAGAGAGTGCCAGATTCCTCTCGGACTGTTGAATTAAACTTTTTTGCCCAGAGGTCAGGTTATCTGTTGATTTTTTCAGTATCTCAAAATTAACGGCGGCATTTGATGCGCCGGTAGACAAATCTGCGAGTTTATTGTATAGCTCAATCAACTCTGGCTTTGCATTTTTTGAGGAGTTGATGATTTCATTAATTCTCAAAACAAGTGTTTGCAATGCCTGCGGAGACGGGTTGTCACTAAGGTCTGCGAGCTGCTTAGTAAGCCCAAACGCCGCCTCTTCAGAAATACCCAACTTAGAGGCTACGGCACCTACTGTATTACCGATAGAGTCAGCCGTTGCTCGGAAATTCATTCCTGCGCCATATGCCTGTTTCATTGCAGAAGAGTAATCGCTAGTCGTTATATTTAGCGAATTCAGGCGATCATTAAACCCTTCAACGGAAGCATAACCGCCAGCTAGCGCTGATATGGCCTTATCTCCAAACGAAAGAACAGAGTCAGCCGCCTCTCCTATCGCTTTAGGTATTTTCGAGATGGCTTGGTTATATTCAATCAGCGCCTGATTTCTCAGCAGTGTTGCTGCCGTGACATTGACCCTGGCAAGGTTTGCGTATTTGTCAGATAGTGCAGCGATACCCTGAGAGGAAACAGAGATAACATCATTCATTCTCTCGGCAGCATCTTTAAGCGCATCCATTGCGCTTTTCCCACCATTAAGAGAGGAAATTAAAGTCCCTGCAACAACAGTTCCAAGCGCGATTAGCGCCCCGACGATAGCACCACCCGGCCCGAATGCTCCAGCCAGCTGCGACCCTTGCTGACTAAATGCTACCAATGCAGATTGACCACCTTGGACCTGAACGATGAAGTCCTGGATCTGATAACCTGCCTGCTGAACGCTTCCCTTCAACCCTGAAGACATCACTTTCGAGGTAGCATTAAGTTGCGTATCAAGCTTTTTGAATTGCCCTGATGTTTTTTGTGCATTATCGCCAATGTTATCTAGAGCTTTATTCGCCTGCTGCTGACCAGTAAGCAATTTTGCAACATCGGCCTCAATCTCAATGTAGACTCCGCCAAGATTTTCACCTTCAGCCATACCTTTCTCCGGGCAATAAAAAACCCCGCCGGAGCGAGGTTTGTGTTGTCTACGAAAGTTTCGTAATTAGTTACCAATTACGTACCCTGCATTAGCCGCAGCTTCTGGACTCAATTTTTAATTGCTGATCCAGTATCTTCAGTGCATTGCGACCGATTTCGCTCTTATCAGATAAGAAAGCAGGCTCTTTTGATTTCTTAATGAAAACATGCCCTGCATCACCATCTGTATAAACGAACCGACCTCCAATTTTACTTATATCGGTATGTCCAGAGACAATACCACAGACAGCGTTTGAGCTTTCATTCCTGAAAACCTTTATCTCTGAGAAATCCAGTCCTAACAATGGGTTGAAATTACTGTCACAAATAATGACAGCAGATCCACTTCTGGCTTTACCGCTAGCTTCAAGTAATCGCCATCTTTCGCAGTCTCCCGGCTTATACTTCTGAGATAGCTCTTTTCTTACTGCCTCTTTTGCATCATTAATGATCTGAGTATCAGATTTTGCATAACAAAAGTGTGACAAGAAAAGTAGCCCGATAATGATTAGCCGCCTCACATCGCTACCCCGCGCTCTTTATGAATAGACTTCTCATTCATCATTTCTATAACGCGCAGACCGAAATCGGTTAGCGTGTATGGGCGCGAGAAGAGGTTAATCATCTGTGATAAATGCTTGTGCGGGTCCTTCAAAACAGGATCATCAGGATGCTTTCTCGCATTGGTATGAGCCACCCCAACCAACCCGAAGACCAGATTTTCAAAAACAACGGTCTTGGTAACTCCGTCATAAGTCACCGTGTCGCCGCCGGTTCTTTCTTTTAGGTGCCGTAAATATGCCCTGGCGATTTCTTCACCCAGGCGCTGTAACTGTTCTTGTTCGCTCATATCCCTATCCCCATCAGTAAATGATGCGGCAATCGTAGCAGAGGGGGAGCGATACGACAAAACCCGCCGCAGCGCTACTTAGTAACCAACGCGATGAACAAAGGCACCAGTATTGCCGACACCAAAAGGCCAACCAGCCACTTCTGATTTTCGTCCATTTTGTCAACAATCCTGTTTTCCATGGACTTCATGTCAGACCGAATGCCACGCAAATCAGCTCTTGTATCGCTAATTAGCTTCTCCTGGTTTTCAGCAACCGTCTCAATACGGGTAAGCCTGTCATGCATGTCACCACCTCCGCCACCACCCCCGCGATTATTGAATCTTGGGTAGTCAGCCAAATATGAAACATCAGGATCCCTTTCTCTACTTGGCATCTTTATCACCACCCTCAATCCATTTTAATACTGGCCAAACAGCGACATGATGCGTAAATCCACAGTTTCGGCACATGATCCGATACTGGTAGTGCATGATAGAAAACCTTGGACCATCTGCATCTAACTTAATGTAATCGACAAAAGATCGGGACGACGCACCATCGGGTCCTGACTGATGCACATTGCATTGAGGGATGCCAATATCCTCACTTCCGCACAAAAGGCACCTGAACACCTCTATGCCCCGCTTGAATAAAAATTCAGAAAGTAAGTCCGGAGTTACCTTCTCTAAGCGTCTTTGAAGCGTCAGTTCTAATTCTCTTTGTCTTGATTTTTCATCGTCCACGCCAGATCACCAATAATTCATGCCTCCAGGCAATCTAGCATGCTGCGAGTTTTTCCATGAACTGATCTTATATCCAGAGTGAACGACAAAACCCGCAGTTAAGCGGGTTCGTGTGAACTACAAAAATTTTGTAGGTAGTTAACCGATCACATACTCAGCTTTACCACCGCGAAACGAGATGGTTTTATTACCTGCGCGGCGGCAAGCGTCAGCGATAGCCTTCATGCTGTATTCGACGCCGCCAAGATGTTTTCGCATCGCCACAATTTCAGCCTTCGGCGCTGATACATCAAATCCAGCATCTTCGAGAATGTTAATCAGGCGAATGGCCGCAGATGTAGAGTTGTCTCCGCAAAGCATATCCATCGTCACATCAAAGGCCGGGGCAGTTAGCGACTTTCCGAACGACTGATTGCCACTGCGTACTACCGGGTTGTTATCGATCCACCATTGGAGAGGAATGCTAACGTCAAACTTCGGCGCTGGCAGAGCTTCCTGCTTGCCAAGAAACTCCCCCTCAAGAGGTACACGCGCAGCGATAGAAAGCGCCTCGGTAAACTGGTCGTCGTTGATTTCCTTATAGCTACAACCGAAGTGAGATTTCAGGGAAGACCACATGGTGATCATCGCTTTGGCCTGATTCTCTTTCGGTAACGCCTTGCCGCGAGTCATTACCAGTTGCTTAATAGCTTCCTGCTGTTCGGCAGTTATTTTTCCGGGGAGTGACTTTTTAGCTTTCGGTGCTTTTTCGTAAGCGCCTGTTTTTCGAATAGATGGCAAGACTTCAGCCGTCACCCATTTACGAACGCGATAAGGAACCGTTCCTGGCTTAACAGCATCGCGGCAGCGAAGTATCAAAGTCCACATTCCAGACTCAGAAACCACCGCCATTTGCTGGGTTCCGCCAAGGGTCTGCATTGAATGCAACCCCTTTTCATCATCGTCAAGCTTACGGATTGACGTTGCATCTAAGCCCAAAACATCGCAGAGATCAGAAGCCAGGAACCACGGCTCGCCATCTTTTGCAACGACACGAACATCTTTATCGTCAAAAGCAAAAGTGCTGTAATTTGTAGTGGTCTTTGCTAAACTTGTCATGTCAATATTTCCTTGCAGATTTGTTGATGCCGAAGCCTCGGTAGTTACCGCTACCGGGGTTTTATTTTTGTAATCCTCAACCTCTTTTAGTCCAGAAAATCTTCTGTATTTCGTTTGTCCTTCACTTTTTAGATGCCTTTTGTACGCCTTTGATGAAAGGCCAAGATCCTTTTCAGGCCAACCAGCAGAAATACGTTGGTCAAGGGTGTAAGGATTCACATTTAGTAACTGAGCCCATTCGAACAATGTTTTTATTTGCCCACCAATCTCATAAAAAACTCTGCCAAACCGAACTTGTTCACCTCCCCCATGCCTCTTGAAACCCATTCTTTGACGCTTACGGTCGATCATGTCCTTCGCGTTATCTTTGGCGTCCCCGAGATACAAATGCTCAGGATTGCAGCACGCAGGGTTATCGCAGCGGTGAAGCACCCACCACTTAGTAGCACACTGAGGTATGGCACCATTTAAGATCTCATAAGCCAGCCTATGAGCCGACCAGGTTCTTCCCTCAAAAGAAAACTGGCCATAACCATAGAAATTTATGGCTCCATTCCAGTTTATGCATCCATTGCCATCTGACTTACTCAATAAGCGTCCAAACTTGAGACGAAGCAGACGCACATCCTTAATGTCCGCTATAGATTTTCGCACTCTCATTTTTGTCACCATCAGTATTCAAGTGTCATGAAGTATCATGTATAGTGAATCTTATGGCTCAAAATTAACCATGTCAATACACTTCAATACTAATTATGACTAAACATGATGATTTTGCATCTCGCTTGATTGAGCGGCGCGCACAGCTAGGATGGTCGCAGGAACAATTGTCAAAAGAATCTGGCGTAGCCGCAGCTCAGATATCTCGCTACGAGGCTCGGATTAACAAGCCTCGGGCAAATGTGATCGCAAAATTGGCCAAAGGATTATTGGTTCCTTTTGCATGGCTAGCGAATGGCGATACATCAGAGTTCAGGATTGATGACGCCCCCAGGGGATTCATAGACCTCATGCTTAACATTCCAAGCGACATTGCAGAGGCCATCTCTAGGGCGGCGGCAACAAGCGGCATCAGCGAAGATGAATACATGCTTAAGGCGTTGGAGGAATCTTTAAAAAAAGACCTCATGAACGATAAAAAACCAAGCTAACTGTTAAAGAGCGACGACAGAGCCATTAAAACGCCTGTAGCCGCTCTTTCATAGGGTCACCAATGCAGGAATTACCATTACGGTAATCTCAATAGATATGGTGATTGTCGATAGCACGAAATGCTAAAAGAGTTATGAATTGTAATAGGCGTTGAGCTCTGGGCATGCCATCAAGCAACCACGGAAGACAACAGAAGCTGCTTCAATCAGATCATTGTTCCTTGCATGTTCTGGATTGTTAAGCTTTATCCCATGGAACAAGTTATTTCTTACGTCCTTAGCTGCGAGGATTGCAAATGCATCGGGAACCAAACCAGCCTCATATACTCTATGCTCCCACTTAGCAGTATTCATGTATTGCAAAGGGGGTTCTATACGCAAATAGTTAACACTTTGAGTAACCTTTTCAGATCCCAGAGCAAGGAGCTTTCCATTCATACTCTTTGCAAACTTGAGCCAGTCGACCTTCATCCTCTGCCCCGCCCCTCCGTTTACAAAACCTTGCACCATGGCAGCATATTCAACGCGGGATATTAACCCAAAAAAGGCAATAACATTCTTTGCGTCAATATCGCCTAAAAGACTAAAGGGGTCTTTAAAATCAAAGACATCAAAAGGGTCCACGGCGTTAGTTGCTTGATCGTCACTCATGTAAATACTTTCCAGTTAATTGAGCAGGAAAGCCATCATACCCTTGCTTTTGCTCTTTTCCTCTGACGCCGCGCAAAGTAGTCATCAGCTGCGTGATCGTACTCTTCGCGGGTGTACCCTTTCTGCTCAGGGTATTTAGCGATGAGCATTAACTGAAACTCGGTCATCGTCAGTTGTCCGGCCTCTTCCTTGCTGATGCCGAAGTGGTTCCGCGCTGCGATGATGTAATCTGATGCCCGGAATTCAGATGTTGTATCGCTGGATTCGTGCCGCTGGAGCTTTCTAACTTTCGCTTTACCGATGATGCCGTGCATCATCAGACTTTGGGCGACGATGACCATGCTTTCTGGCGGCATGCTGCCCGGGCGCCAGACGAAGCTACGCTTGCGTGATTTCCCCGGCTTCATCCATCCAACCAGATCGCTGATATCATCGTCACAACATGCTGTCAGTACCGTATGCGCGGCCATGAGCGCTTTGCGTGACAGAAGCCCGCTTTGCATAAACCTCAGGACACAATCAGGAAAGCGGCTGTACTCATCGCGTATATAGGCCTCAGCTGCACGCTGTGCGAATGGTGTCGTCTCGTCATTGCACAGGTCATAGAACGCCTGAACGATTTCAGCCGGATCGCCAATTCGCGACATGGCCAGTAGTGACGGGCGGAAGAAAAAATCCCTGTCTCCGGCAGTAATGACGCATTCGCCAAACTCTTTAACTGGTGTCATCTTTCCCCCATAAACAAAATCAAGGGCAGAAATCCTGCCCTTTGTTTTGCTTACGCAGTAACCGTTACCGTGTGAGTTGCAGTAAATGCGCCGTCGTCAGTAGTTACAGTAATCACCGCGGTGCCTGCTGTAGCGCCTGAAGGCGCGGATACTGTTACCGTATTACCTGAGAAGGCCACCGTAGCGCGCGCAGGCACTGAAGACGAAACAGTAAATACCTTGTCGTCCGCATCTGCTGGCGAAATGTTCACAGTGAAGGTCGTGCTTGAACCTGCAGCAATCGTGCTGGTTGTAGGCGTTACGGTCACGCCTGTAACGGGAATGCCATCATCAGCTTCAGTAATCTGGAAGGTGTTCCCGTCAGCCAGTTTGAACTCAAAGCTATACGTCACGATCTCCTTCACACCACCGCCATCACTGGCGCCGGTCGGGACCATGTAGCCAATGTGGTAAAAGTCCCCCCAATGGAAGCGCATCCAGACCGCAGGTTGACGGCGGGCGCGAACTTCATCAGCGATATATTTCACGAATTGCTGAATGCCGAATTCATCAGTTCGGTCTTTAACTCGCACCTCTCCCTCAATGGAATAGGTGGGATCAAGACTGGCAATCAGGTTAGAACTGAATCCGCCGTTATCCGCATCTGATGTCAGCGCTTCGGGGCTCATATCCCAGGTTGCCGAAGTCGGCAGCCCCATAAGCTTCCAGTCCCCTTCTGCCGGAACCTGGTCAGCACATCCATACGCTAGCTCAAGCGTCTTAGCGCGACCGATAAGTTGTTCGTTATTGGAGCAGCCTTGCATTGTTGCTTACCTCGCTTCAGATAATAAAAAAGGCCGCTCCAGGCGACCTTACGTGATTTGATTTGGTGTTACCCGCCAAAGAGGCAGGCGAACTGCAAGCGCCACACCATGCGCCCTTCTGCAGTCATTACCGGTGATGGGGTTCCGCCAAGGTTAGAGATCTGCCCAATGCAGGTATTCGTCATAGGGTTCTGCTTGACGTAGTCGATAATGGCCTGCACATCGGTCTCTGATTTCGCGTAGTCGCCAGCAGACTTACCAGTTATGACATCCACCAGGACGTAATAATCTGCAGCCATATCACGATCTACTGCTGTACCGCCGTTGGGCCTGAATACCATGAATCTCTCCGTCAATTTCCCGGTATCGGTCCATGTCAGCGACTGAACGGTATATCCGGCAGTTAAACCGGCATCAACGAAGATGTTACGAACACGCTTATGCATCGGAGGGTTCACAGCGATAGCTCCTTTTTGATTACCGCAGTAATCGCATCACGCTCTTCATCGAATCCCTTCTTAAGGAATTGAGGCTCGCCATGGGGGTCCCAGTAGTTACCTTTGCCTGTCCCTCCTCCAAATTCGGTGCCTTCTCTGGTTTTACCAAAGTGAGAACGTGGCTGGCCTTTTAACTTGCCAGGCATATCGTGCACATAAGCAGCGTAATTGGCTGAGTATCCAACCCTTCCTGTAACCCTGGTGCCGTTAACGTTAATTTCCCGGAACTGACTATTCAGAAGAGTAGATGAGTCGATCGGCGTGTAATACGCTGCTCTGCTGCTGCCTAGTATCAGCGCCGACTGTATAGCACGGACAACCTTGCGCCCCTGAATATTGTCGATAATGCGGTTAAGATTGGCTTTTGCCTCTCGCACGCCGCGAACTTTTACGCCCATACTCAGACTCCCGTCAGAATTGCGTAATCATCCGCCAGGCGCTCGAACGTGTCGGCGTAGCGGATAACCTGCCGCACCTCGTCGGCGCCGGCCACAACCGGGTCGGATTCGGTTGACTGGCCAATCAGCAGGTAATCACCCGCCGCTGCCAGCGCGAACTCCGTCCAGACAGTATTCTTCACGACAATTTCAGAGCCAAGATTGCCGATGCGCTTTGACAGTCCACCTTCGTAATCACAGAGAATGGACTCAGGTGGCGAGAAGCCGAGCGAGTCACCGTATTCATCGTTACCGAGATTGCGCCAGATTGTCGCAGTCGCGGTGTATGACCAATTGGCTACCGAAGACATCAGCCATCCCTCCATCGCAGCACAACGGCGCCTGTGGCGCGTATGCGGTCGCAGTTGATGTACCACTCACCATTGCTTTTCACGTACGCCGTAGTTTGCTGGCCGGTATCGGTGATCACCCACACCCGGGTAAACGCCCGCGGCAGCCGTTGCTGAACTGAAATCCACGCCATTAACAGCCCCCGACCACCATAAACAGGCCCACACTGTTGCCGGCGCTGATTGGCAACTCACCGGTGCAGCCGCTGGTATCCAGTTTCGCCAGAGAGTCGCGCAGCCAGGTAATGCCGTCATCTCCGTAGTCGAACGAGCGCGACGCTCCTGATGGCGTCCCCTGCGATTTTATTCGCCGGGCACCGGAAGACGTCGCCATGAGCGCAGCGGCATACATCAGGATGAGCTTTGCCGTGCAGTCGTCATACCCAGCACCATCTAGGCACGGGATAATCTTGTTCACCACGCAGAGAATCGGATCGAGCAGAGCGGCCGGGATGGAGTAACCCAACTCACCGAGGAACGCCTGCACGTCTGCCGCTGTGATTGGGTCAGCCATGGTTATTTCGCCTTCTTCGATTTGCTGGAAGATTCTTCCTGCTGCTCTGCCTGCTCTGCCTGCTCTGCCTGCTCTGCAGCATCATTGCCCGGTGTAGCCACTTCCAGCGTCTGGTCGTCATCACTAATGATTTCAACCAGACCGGCGGCCACCCAGCGCTTAGCGACATCGCCGCTTACCGAAACCTGAGCACCAACCTCCAGTTTCTGGAGATTGGCACCGGAAAGCAGGTTATCGCGAACCACTTTTACCAGTGCCATAGTTGCCCCTTAGCTGTGCGCGTAAATAACAGATTTGCGATTGTTGATGTCGGTCTTAACCATCAAGCCCATCGCACCCCAGGTGCGCCAGACGTAGTCACTGTTATAGAACTGACGAGGGTCAGCAACGGTGCCGACCGCCTGGCCGACAATCGGAGCGATAACGCCGGCGGTAAGCGGAACAATGAGGATCTGGTTACCAGATAACTGCGCATCTTCTTTGATGGCTGCAATGCCAGAAAGCTTCAGCAGCTCCTGCAGGATGGTGTCAGACTGGTAGTTGTCGCTGAAGTAGCGTTCCAGATTTGAGGTGATCTCGCCTGAAACATACCAGGTCTGCTGTGCATACTGCAGGTTGGTCAGCTTCATCACGTCGCGCAGAGCAATGGCTGCATTGCGGATTTGCTCAGCCGTTGCGCTTGAGCTGGTGAAGTCGATATTCAGGCCGGAAGCACTGAGATCGACAATCTGCACCCGCTCATCGGCTTTTACCCCCTTCCAGGTCTTGCCATCAAAAGCGATATAGTTGCCAGCAGAGTCACGGAAACCGTTGAAGACGTAATCCACGTACTGACGACGAACATCATCAACAGAGCCGCGCTGAGCGTCGGCCAGAGAAGCCAGAGCGGAGCCTTTGTTGAAAATAGGGTCACGCCACTGGAATTTGAAGCCAGAGTCGTGGATCGGAACCATCGTACCGTCGAAGGTGTACGCGCGCGCATCAAGCGCCGCACCAATCTGGCCGGACATGGAGGTATGCGCCCAGCCGCGGCCACCGGTGCGAGCATACTCGTACACGGACTCTTCAAGACGGACAGAGCGGGACAACGGGATCAGGTCGTTAAGCAGAGTGAATTCAGTAGTTGGTTCGAATTCAGCCAGCACAGTCTGATCATAAGCGCGATACAGGCGGCGGATATCGTCGACAGCGTTCGTCGCGTCCAGTGCCGGAGTGTTTGCCGCATCACCACGCCAGCGGGTGCGGGATACGAAATCAGCAACGGCCTGAGCACTCATATTGCGCGCCAGTTGCAGCTCATTGAACTGCGCCTGGTTCGCTTCGAGGTTGCCCGTCTCAGTCGCGCGTCGGGTGGAAAATACAAACATTCAGTCTCTCCTTACTTGAACACGACGCGAACCAGATCGCCTGCTGTGGCAGTCAGGGACTTGTCTTCTTCGACATAGGCAAAGATGGTTTCACCTTCTGCCAGTGCTTTAATTTGGCCATTGGCCACAGAAACCGGCTGGCCCTTGGTGTAGGTACCAGCGGCAGCGCGAACGTTGAGGAAAACGCCCGGCGTTGGCTGGATGTTTACCACCCAGTCACCGATCGCATAGGCATCGTCAACCGTTTTGCAGCGCAAATAGTCGTAGTTAGCAACGTAAAGAATCGCGTCTTCAGCGCCATCAACAGACGGTGTAGGCTTGGCTGCACTGAAAAAGATAACGGTACCCGGCAGAAACGCTGCGGCCGCAGAACCTTCACGATTAAGTTGCGGGTTGGGGAAAATCCCGCCCGCGTGAATTACGTGTTTCCCGTCTTTAGCCATTTTTTACTCCGGCATTTCGCTGAAAGAATCGTTGTTGTTGACCGGACGGAATGCACCATTCAGGCCGGTAGAGGTCTGGCACTGAGCAAACAGGCCATCAAGGGCGGCGCCGTCAAGCGCATTCACCGCCAGGTCATCCAGCCCGAATTTCGCTTTTACGGCAGCGCGTTTTTCGCCTTTCTCTTTGTCAGCGTTCACGGCAAGGCCTGACTTAACGGCTGCCAAATCATCAGCAAATGGCTTAAACCATGCCGGCGCTTCTTCGCTGTTGTTGGCCTGCTCTTTTTTCTTAGGCTTGCCGGTGGCGGGATCGATTTCGTCGCCGCCATCTTTCTTGGCTGCCGCCTTCTCTGCCGCTAGCTGGTTGTAAGCGTCCATCAGTTCGGCATCGGACTTGCCTTCAGTCGGCTTACCCGCGGCTTGCAGCGCATTGATAATCAGTTCTTTCATCGGATCGTTCTCTCCGTTGGTTTTAATCTCGTACTCAATGGGTTTGCGCACGACTTCTACAGGTTCGCCGACGAACACGGCTTTGCCGTCATCATCGATGAGGTACTTCTGCTTTAGGTATCTGGTGTCATCGCGGTAGATGAAGCTGTCTGGCCACACCGTTTCTGGCCATAGCCACTTATCTTCTGTGTCACCCTCGCGAAGCTTGTCGCTGATAGCGCGTGAAATGTCGTCAAAAGAGAAGTTGGAGGCATTGGTGAAAAAGAATTTGGTCTTGTTGAGCAGGCCTTCGCGTGTGCAGTCGATACCATCAGCAAGGCGAGCAACCTCGATCTGCTGCTCATGACCTTCTGAGTTGACGAAGATGCCCACGCCTTCTTCAGGTGTTCCGGCGCCAGGCTCATCGAGCAGCACCGCCACATGGTCAAACATCATGTTGGTGGCGATCTCGTTGTACTTCTTGCCCTTCGACTCGCCATTAGCGGCAATGCCGGAATACAGCAGTCCTGTGGAGATGTGGATGGGTTCTGAGTTGGTACCGGCGATCATCTCATCAAGGCGGTTAATCAGGCGCTTGCCCTTCTCGCTTGACTCGGCGTACTGTCGGTTAACGTACATATCGCCCGTCACTTTCCCGTCTTCGTGGCTGACGTTCTGCAGCCATGCGCCTACGTGATATTCATTCACCGCCCGGACATCGCGAGCAGACACATGCTTGCCGTCAACCTTCGGGTGGCCCAGCGGCATGGGGTTACGCTCAAGCGTGTTGTAGGCCTTTTCGATTTCTGCTGCCGGGTACAACTTCCGGTTCATCACGATATCGTCCACGACAGGCGTGATGCCGCGAACCACGATATGTGGCTTGCCGTCGATGGTTTCAGTTGTGATGTTTGAAGCGGAGTTGACGACGGTCAGCACGTTAACGCGGTTGCGTTTCATGCTGGGTCCTCATTGGTGGATTTCAGGCAATAAAAAAGGCCGCCGGAGCGACCTTATAAAATAACGATAGCTAAATCTTGCCCTTCGCTGCAGTTACAATCCCGTTAAATTCAGCGCAAGCTTCAGTGAGTGTCTTAAAATATCTCGTGTAGAAGGCGTCTTCTCCATTATTGAAGTAAATCGAAACATCAAAGATCTCTTCATCACCAGTATCAATTGAAAGTTCTACACGAAACTGGGTTCTTCCCTCGAGCCAAATAAAACTTTTCAGTGTTGCCTGGATAACCTCTTCCATAGTTCACTCCACTTAGATATGAAATCATGTGCAAATGGACTATAAAGGCAACTTACCTGCCACTCCAATTTATTCTTTCTTTCTGCAGTTTTTCAGCAAGCCCATGATTGAAAATGCTGCCGTCGTCGTTTAGCAGTACCGGAATCTGGCTGCAATAGCAGTTGTAACGATTGCCGTTCTCTGCGTAGAAGTCTCGCACCTGCTCGGTGGTGTAGACCTTGCCGTGACGGCTGGCGTGCCAGCTGCGCGTCGTCGGTTTGAGCGCCGACAGCCACAGAAGGCCGGTATTCAGGCCAAGCCGATCAGCCGCCCAGTCCGTTTCGTTCCATTGCGCCTGCCGCAACGCGCCGACCTGCTCAGTCTGAGCGATGGTCTTGGCCTTCGACATCGACACATCGAGGCGCTTGCTGATGACGCTTGCCGTCTCGCGAGGATTCACCCCGCGCGCTACCGCATCGGTGATGATATTGGTCAGATCGCCGCGGGCGGTGTCGCTGATGACCTTCCAGTCGCTAAAAGTACTCAGCCTGGCCGCCGCTATCTGGTTCAGATAACCGGGGCTGTTTAAAAGCTGCTGTAGCGTCGTCTGGCTGGCATATACCTGCGACTGCTGCGACAGGTTGTTGAATGCCTCTAGCGTGCCGCGCTGCGCCTCTGCGGCGACGTAATCCATCGCCCACAGGTTTTGTTCGCCGCCTTCCAGCAGGTAATCGTCGAGAATAACCTGCACCGCCTCGAGCAGGTCGGCCAGCTCCTGCGCTGACATGTCATAGATGAACTTGCCGGCATTGACCTGGTAGAGCCGCGCATCTTCGCCGTGGTCGTGGCACAGGAAATGCCAGTTATGGCTGTTAACCTCTCGCTCTCTCCCGGTCAGGCGCTGGTCGAACAACGCTTTAAGTGCGCGCTTGATGCCGAGATACCGGTCCTCGATATCCCGGAACATTGCGCTGACCTGCTTCGCCGAGCGCGTCGGGTCAACCTTGCTGCGCGGAACTATCGGCAGCCCCACCTTTGCCGTCTGCTCCGGTGTCATCGGCCAGTGGATCATCGGTTGTTACCTTGTCATTCGGGTTAGGTGGTTGCTTTGGCTCAGACAGAGGGTCGAGGCCTACAATCTCGCGAAGTTCGTTGGCCGTGAATGGCGGTTCGCCACCGTAGAAGCCTGAGGTTTTCTGAACGATATCAGCTAGTTTCGAAGCATTCTCGATTTTCTCCTTCTCGCCAGGAGCCATCAGGTCGGACCATGAAATGGTGACCTCTCCATTTGTCGGCGGATCGATAATGCCCAGGGTCCAGAAGCGTTCCAGCAAAGCTGTGATTCGGTCGGTCAGGAAGCCGTTGCGGCGGGTGTTGCGGCGAATGGCCCAGTCGGTTTTATCCTCATCGCTCGCCAGGCGCCCGGTCTGCTGTCCAAACAGGATGGTGAACGGGATTTGAACTGATGCCGCCAGTTCGTTGGCGGTGACCTCCCACGTCGGCCCCGGGTCGCCAGGAGTTACACTGAGGACGTGCATCTGTCCGGCCTGCATGACCGCCGCCGCATCGGTGCCGCGGTTAAGCTTGTTGACTTTGTCGCCCATCGCTTCGCCGAGGTCAGCATAACCAGCTTTCTTCGCCAGATCGGACAGCGTAGCCATGTCTGTTTCTTTGCTGAACTCGACCGCGATCTGCCGGCTGGCATTTTTCAGGAAGCCCTCAGCGCCACCGCCGGAAATCTTCTCAAGGTCGAGTCCTTTGTTGTATCCGGCCTCAAGCAGGGGGATACCCGACAGAACGTTGTCATCCTCTGAGCCTTCGCAGAACAGGATCACCCTGCTCGGATGGACTGGCTCACCGCGCGTAGGACCGACGAAAGCCTCGTCTCCAACCGGCTGCTCGTTGAAGTTGAACATCTTCGGCTGGCCGAACGTCTCGGACTGGCGATCGTTATCCCATTCTGCGACAGTTAACTGTGGCTCCCATACCGGGATAAGTTTTACCAGCGCTGACTCGCCCAGGGATTTCACCAGTCTGGTATCAACTGGATCGCTCCATGGCTTGTTATCTTTCACCTGCAGCAGCAGTGCGGAGTATCGCCCGACCATATTGCGGCGGTCGGCATCCTTCACCTTCGGCCACCATTTCTTCATGAATCTTGTGACGTTCTTTTCCCACGGGTTAGTTTTCTTCGCCTCCTGGGACTCATCACCGTCAACGATGACCGGATAGTCCTGCCAGCAACCGTCCAGAAGGCGATGCACCACAGCGAAGCCGACGGCGTTGCGCCGGTACATGTTGTAGAAGTCATGGAAGGTAATGGTGCGCGGGTAGCCAAACTCCTGATAGAGCGTGGGGCGTTTGGTGTTACCTCCGCCGATACCGATGGCGTTAAGGTAATTCGCTCGCCGCATCTCAGTGGCGAGATTGTTCACAGCCAGTTGAAGGCCGTTATCTTGTTCGCTCACTGGCGATGCTCCTTAGAAGAATACTGTGCCGACCTGCTTGCGGTTGTTTTTCGCCACGGCAAAGTAGCGAAAGCTGTCGGCGCCGTGCGATGTGAAGTCATGAAGGGGCTTGTCTTTCCAGCAGCCGCGCTTGTCGTCCCACTCCTTGCGGTAACCTTCGAGGTGGGAGATGCCAACAGCGCACTTCTCCTCATCGAATACGCAGGACTTAAGGATTTCACGCACCGACTCGATGCCGGTGTCGATCCCCGCTTTCGGCACAACGCGGAAGTTCATCGAATACATCCGGCCGTCAATCTCGTAGCCCTCGCGCGCCAGCTCTTTGCGAGACTTCGCATCAGCTGCAAACTCGCGGTTCTCGATGTCGTGCGGACCCCAGTGCTCACCGTACTCATAGCCGCGGTCTTTCAGCACCTTCATGTAGTGCCGAAGCCCCTCGCCGGAGTTTTCGTAGTAGTCGATGATGTGAAACTCTTCGCCGACCTCGCGAACGAACCAGATCGCCGTGGAGTCCCCCACACCAATATCCCAGAACGTGTGAACCGGTAGATGTGAGTTATCCGGAATTTGGCCGATCCGCTTGTTGGTGTAGAGCCAGCGGAATTGTTTGGCGTAGTACGCGCCCTCGACCGACTGCTGGAACGCCTCGGCCGGAATGGTCGGGTATTCGCGCTTCATGTCGTCGCCGAGCGTCTTTTCTTTGGCGTAATACCACGCCTTTTGACATTCGTTAACGACTATGCCGTGTTTCGCCTCCATCTCAGCGAAGTACTCAAGCAGGCGCGCCGGCAGAGGTTCTACCGGGTCAATTGCGTATTGCGGATTCTTCCACCATGAGAAGAAGAAAAACTTCCAGTCCAGCGCAGATAACGGCTTGCCCTGCAGCAGTGCTTTCTCTGCCGTCTGGCAATAATCGAAGAAGTAACCCGCCCGGCCCTCTGCGGTGCTCTCGATAGTTGCGAAACAACCTGTTGATACCGCCTCAAACGCACCAGTGACGATTTCACGGGCTTTATCCGGATACTTGGCGCATATCTTTCCGAACTCGGAAACGTGCAGGTAACGCAGCGTGCCGCCACGAAATGAGGTGCTTACGTAGAGTGATCCGCCCTTCTTAAAGACCAGCTCGCCGGCTGAGTCGTTGCTCGCCGGATTGGCTGCCTTTATCTCCGCCGGCAGCTTGTCGTAGGCATATTTCACCTTTTCCCGGAACAGGCGCTTTGCGTCATTCAGCGTGTGGGCGATCAGCGCGCACTTTGCCGACTCGAACAACGCCGCATCGAGCTGGATGATGCACACCTCTGTGGTAAATCCGAGCTGGCGAGCTTTCAGAATGATATTGCGGGTATGAATCCCCTCGAAATATTCCCGCTGCTCCGGCGTCATTCTGAAGCGAGTCGGCTTACCTTCTTTGTCGGTGATCCAGTAAAGATTGTTCAGCCGCCAGTCTTTATCAGCTAGCAGCTTGAGATGCTCAGGCTTCATTACGCCCCCTGAGACAAGGAATCCATCAGTTCAGAGAGTTGCTTAACAGAATTGTCACCTTCCGGCCCGTCGATATCATAGGCCTGGCGTTCAAGTCCGATCAGGTTCTTCAGCGCTTCGCTGAGAGCCTTCACCGATTTAACGCGCTCCGGCATGCTGATGACCTTGTGGTAAATCTCGTTGAGCTTGTCCTGTCCCTTGTCGTCTGGGGCAAACATCAACTCTCCGAGCTTCTCCAGCGCGGCCACATCAGTGCACTCAGCGCCTAGTTCATCAAACAGCGCGTTCGTTATCTGCCTGGCGCGCTTGATATCACCGCGATGCTCCATGCGGACACTGGCGATTACCTCTGCAGTCGCTTCAATCAGTACGCGTTCGTTCAAAGTGACTTTACTGCGTACTTGTTTGCGTACCTCTGCTTTGCGTACCAGATCGTCAGCTCGTTCTTTCACCTTCGCATTCAGGTCACGCGACCAGTCGTCACGCTTTGCACGCTTACGGATAGCGCCTTCGCTAATGCCGTGCTGCGATGCGATTTCACGGAGGGACATCACCCCGGCCCGGTACGCCGTCTCGATGGCCTCCCAGTCGGGTTTTCTCATGCTCCATTCCTTATTTTATCTGCTCGGCACCTCTCTAAGAGCAGCGCCATTGCTGCTTTCTTTTCGCCTGGCAGCGTGAGTGGGTTTGTCTCCTATAAGAGACAAAAGCTATTCAGAAGTTAATGCGACTCACTATAGAGAGAGGCCTTGTCCAACGTGTTGGACATTTAATAGTGGCCAGTATAGAAGGGCAAACCACCGCGTAGGAATTTAAAGTTACCGGAGTAGGAACAGCCACGCGGAGGATTAGTCAACACAATAGAACGCACCACACTATCAACCAACCAAGGAGGTTTTATGTCTCATCTCGAGGTAGTTTTATTAATCACCGCATATTTTTCGATGGCTAAAGCAATGATTGAATTCACTCTGGCTTTCCGGCAATTGATTGCCGACCTTTCTCGACGCTCCTAATCCCCGCCTTATCCAGATTGCACTGCCCCAGCGCAGAGTAAAGCTTCGCGTTTAACTCCAGACTAGCCTGCCACGTGAACGGAGCCTCCATTCCGGGGATCGGTGTGTCTGCATTTTGCCTAGCCATTAAAAAAGCCACCAGAAGGTGGCCTTTGTGATGGCAATAAGAAAAAACATCGTACTACCTGACTAGTATTTATTCAATTTCTAATCCGATCTGTTCTGCAGCGTTACGAAATGCCTCAAGCTCAGCGCGATTTTCATTACGCGATTCGCTGCTCTTGTGCATCGTGAAAATATGGCTGGCACTGCTAGCCTGGTTGTTGGACGTTTCCAAACTGCATACTACTCTGAATATAATATACAGATCATTTTCATGTAGTTTTGACCAATCATAGCCAATTTTGGTAATTTCATGCTTCATTGCAATCTCCATTCCACAGTTTGTGATTGCAGATTACATCTAAGAATAAGCCAAGAAAAGTATTATCAAAGAAATTTGCCGAGTGGCTCTGTAATGCCTTACCTCAGGCACTGCGTGGTGATGTATTCCTGCAGCGCCCTCAAGGCTGTTTGGTCTCTGACGATTCCGGACCGAATACCGAGAACGTTTCGTCCAGCAACTGCAGAGAGTTCGACGGTGGCATCATCGCCCATGCTGGCGGCGCCGGTGGTTTGGGTTGCGGCTGACACTGGACACTTGCCTTTGACGAGCACCCGACCACCATTATCAAGCTTGCGCTGCAGAGCATCATTTTTAGCTTTCGCATCGGCTAATTCCTTCGTGTATTTGGCATCGAGCGTTGCAGCATCGCGCTGCCTGACCTGCATGTCAGCGATGGTGTCTTTCGCCAGGCTGAGTTGCTCAGTAGCTTTATCGCGCTGCCTTTTGAACTCGGTCGCGTTGCTGTGGTAGTGACTGGCCAGCCAGCCGAGGCTGACTATCAGGCAGATCACTACGGCGCTGACAATGGCGGTTAATCGGCTCATTTCTGCCCCCACATACAAACTTCTCGCTCAATCTCGCGCCTTGAGATAAGGCCTTTCCACTGCTTCCCGCCAGCGTAAGTCCAGCGCTGCAACTCCTTGCACGCTCCCGGAACGTCTCCAGCATTCAGTTTCTTCAGCAGCGTGGAACTGGCGAAAGCGCCAGATCCAACGTTGTAGGTGAATGAGTAAAGCGCGGCGCGGGTAGGATCAGGAATGCGGACTTTGATGAGTGGGTCAATAGCGTTTGCCACCTTTAGCAGATCTGCTTTCAGCAGGTTATCGCATTCCCTGTCGGTGTAACGATGTCCGCGGCGAATATCGGCGCCAGTGTGGCCATCGCAAACAGTCCAGACGCCGACAACATCCTGATAGGCGTAATAATGCCTTCCTTCCAGGCCGTCAGCATTACCAAGCATGACAGAAGCAATTGCGATCGCGCCCGAACCGCCGGCGATCGCACCAATCAGCTTATTCCTCAGCGTCGGGTTCATCTCGGCTCCTGCTGCGTCGGTTGTCTTCGCGAATCTTGAAATACAAATTCGTCAGATACGTAAGTACGGCGATGACAATGCCCACCAGTACGCCGATGGCATTCCACTGCTCGGGGCTGTAGGCATTTAGCATGCCGTTAAGGATGCTCCCGGCTGAAGCGCCATAGGCAGCACCAGTGGTTATCTTTTCCATGCGATACATACTCTCACCTCGCGTTGTTAGCGGGTGCTGTGCGTGTTTGAAAAGGTTCAGGGCCGTCGGGCTGATTTACCAACAAAGCGTCGAGGGTGATTCCCGCGACCCTGAAAATAAAAAAGCCCGCAAAAAGGCGGGCAATAAGCATGAGGGTAATAGCAATGTCGGTGATGCCCGAAAATACCCTGGCTGGGTCTGGCGGCCTGCGACGCTGTTGCAGCATCGCCCCTGATGGATTGGATTATGAGTCCGTCATCAGGTCAGGCCATTATCTGGCGCACCATTCAGGACTCGAACCTGAAACCGATAGCTTAGAAGGCTATTGCTCTCTCCGGTTGAGCTAATGGCGCTGAATTGGTGCCGGCTAACGGATTTGAACCGCTATCCATTCGCTTACAAGGCGACTGCTCTACCATTGGAGCTAAGCCGGCTAATTTGGTGGAGCCCGATGGAATCGAACCATCTCCTGATACTCTTCAGGCATCCGCGCGAACCATCTACGCCAGAGCTCCGTAATTTGGCGGGACGACGTGGAATCGAACCACGATAAGCAGGTTAACAGCCTGCCGTAATTACCTTTATACGATCGACCCTCAATCTGGTTCAGGGCTCTTGCGCGGCGGGTGTCGACGTGTCGTGCAGCACGTCTCTACCCAAGAGCCCTGACCGGATCGCAGGCATAAAAAAGCCCCGGCGGGATGCCGAGGCTAATTTTACAAACTGGTATGTGACTATCATCTTCATGCCGCCACTTAAAGTTAAGGCAGCATATCAAAGTAGACTCAAATATGACGTATTTAATTGACTTTTGCAAGACCCTGCTGCGAAAAAGTCGCTTTTTGTTGTGATCGCGTTCTCACGGCACAGAGAAGAGAGTCGCTATCAAGCCGCTTAAAAATGGCGCACATAGCCCGCCAGTAATCAGCGTAGTTATGGCACCAGTTATCAGGCTTAACGCCACACAGGGCTGCAAGATCCTGATGTTGGTATACATACTTACCAGCCAGCTCTGCTTTCACGTCCTGCGCCGCCAGCCATATCAGTTTCTTCAGCCGCACCATCGTCTTGCCGGCCACTTTCTTAGCGCCGAGTTGATCACGGAATTCTTCCCATGCCCACTGCGTTATCGCTACCTGATATTCAAAGCGGATGTTCTCGCTGTAGTTCCACAGCAGCCACGCTTTCTGATGCTCTTCCAGCGACAGCAGAGCCCGGCGCCAGCTTGCCGTCGAATACTCAACAGGCAGAACGAGAGCGATCGACGAACCCTTAGCGCGGGACTGGCTGCCGCTCATCGGCGGCCCGTCCGGGTTAACCATTTTTTGCTTCACCTCGCTATATACCTTCTTCCGGCCACGGCTGCGCGCCGTAGCGGTGAATTGTGCGTTCTCTGCAAATGCCACCAGTTGCCCTTTCGTCGCGCCGCTCAGATCGGCGGTTGCCACTATCAGCTGCTGGCGAACAAATTCCAAGTATTGAGCTGTCATGCTGTCTCTCCCAGGGTCTGATAGATGCGAACGAAATTTCTCAGTATGCGGTAGTCAACCAGTACGGTGCCGCGGTGCCGGCAGAGGCGGAGCTTTTGCCAGCGTTCGCGGATGCGTTCGATAACGTCGTGGTTCATGCGGCCTCCCGCTCTTTCAGTGCTTTGAGCTTGGCGCGATACTCATCGCGGATACGAATAAAGTCTTCACGGCGGTAGTTGGTCATTTCGTGGGGTCCGTTAAGCCAATCGACATACTCCTGTCCGTAACGAGCGACCAGGCCAGCTTCGTATTGCTGAGCAACCGTCGACTCTTTGGCGGTGTACTTACCGGCCCCGGCATTGCACGATTTGCACTGCTTATGAGCGTTGCGCTCTTCAAAACGCAACTCAGGGTAAGCGCCAACCGTTTTGAAGTGGCCGCAGTCCCACTGGCCGCCATGCAGATCAGGCGGGTTGGTCTCGCCGCAACTGATGCATGGCAAACCAGCATCACGAGCGCGGATGTAGGCGTTGAATGCCTTCTGAGCCTGGGCTTTGTAGTAACCGTTAGGTCTGAGCTCAGCCAATCTTGCTTTACGGCGCTGGCGCCCCGCCTTCTCTTCGGTACGCTGGCGCTGAGCCTCCTTCTGCTTAGCGGCTTCCCGGGCTTTTGCTGTCTTTTTTTTGCCGATCGCGCTGGCGCATTCAAAACTGCATACCACCTGCCCTTCCCGGGAAGGATGGAACCATTCGCGGCAGTGAGCGCATTTACGACGTGAAGGTTTACGCATGTGGCCTCCTTGCTCTCAGGCGGAGCCACTTCTTATCGACCAGACGGGCTGTGTAGTCTTTCAGGGTCGGGATGTCGGAAGGCTTAACTTCGACCTTGCGCTTGCGGCGCGCCGGCACGCGGAAGATGCCGCGCTCCATTACTTTGGCGAGAAGACATTGCATAGCCATCACCCCGCAAAGCTCAGCAACTGACTGGCGGCATTTTCAGCCTCAGTCGGCGAGTGGAATTTGCGACGCAGAATGTAGTTCCAGAGCACATTCAGCACTGATTTGTAGACGCCGTTGAACTGGCTGTCGTCCATGCTGGCGAAGGAGATCGACTTTGCGACACGACGACGGCTACCGTCAGGCATCTGGTATTCGTCGTAAAAGCCAGCCTGAATGGTTGCCCACTCGCGGAAGGATTCGAAGTGTTTCAGCAGCGCCATATCGCGGGAACGGGAGATACCGACCGATGAGAGATACATCTCGGAGGCGTTCTGGAGCGCAGCGCGCTGATCGAAGTCGGATGAAAGGAAGTCGATAAACCCGGATATGAGGGTACGCTCCGCGGGCTCAATGAGACCACCGGAAGGGGTCCAGTAGTGATACCCGAGAGTCAGAAGCTTGAAGAACTTTTTGTGGAATGCGTAATTCCGGGGCTTGCGGAACTCACCGCAAAGCAGTTGCCCTACGGGGATAAGTTGCAGGTATTCGCTGGTTCCCGGTTCTGCGGGAATCAGTACGTTTTGATAACTCTTCTCAAATTGCAGTGTTTGCGCCATGTGTCCCCACTTGGCGCCGGGGTAAAGTTGTCAGTTGTCCAGACTGACTAAGTAATTATCGCCCGTCACGGGGATAAAAGCAAAATGAGCATATACGAGAAAACCCCTCCAGAGAGGGGTTTGATTTCAACTGGAGGCTTTACGTTCTGCGGGGGATTTAGGCATCAACCTTCCCTCCATGCCTGATTGCGTGTTTTCAGTCCATTCCGCTTAGCATTGCGCTGAATGCGCCTCAGCTCTTCCCTGGACTGCTCAGGTGTTATTTCACCTCTCAAGACGCGCTCAACAAGGTTCTTGCGCACATCCATGCTGTCAGCGATAAGACCTTGCTCCTCAAGCCTCTCAATATTAACGCGCTTATCAAGTCGAGCATCAAAACTTGAACGACCCATCACTTCACCTCCTGCGGCGCTGCTGGCAGCGGCATCCAGTGGGTTACGTTTTGCAAATTCAATCTGTCGCATGGCTCATAGCCATCAATGGTAAATCCATCATCAGAGCTATACATGGCCTCGCCATAAACCTGATCTCCATCGAAAGCGATAACTGCCTCAAACTCTATCGGCATCCGCTCGCTTACCGGAATCCATTTACCCAGCACGGTAGCGAGG